TAACTTACAAAATTCATTATCTCCACTAATACCGATTACATTAGCTTCACTTACTAACATATCCATTCCCGCAATTTCTGTTGGGCATATGAAAGTAAAGTCTTTAGGATAGAAGTAGATTACTGTATAATCATGCTTTAGCGGGTCGTAGTGTTCAGTTACAGAAACTTCTACAAACTCATTATCAGCGTTAACACCCTGCAATGTAAATGCAGGAAACTTCTCACCTACTCCAATCATGATACGTCAAACTCCTCTGATACTTCTTCAGGTGTATCGCCACCTTCGTCATTTACTCTTCTTAAAAGTTCTAATTGTGCATCAGCAGTTGGTCTTGGAAGAACATCATCCATTGACTTTAGATTTGCAACTAAGTCTTTTTCCCAATCTTCAAGTTCTCTTGGTTTGCACTTTAAAACTTGTAATTGATATTCGACATTAAATACCTGTGGGCCAGTCTTCTTTCTTTTGAAATGGATATCATATCCTGTGACTGGGTCTGTTGGGTCGCCCAACTCTTCCATAGCAACTATTACTTGGTCGAATAATTTTCTTTTTAAATTAAGAACTTTTATAGATTTATCGGCGTAGTCTATGCACTGAACGGCATAAGACCATCCACATTTTAAATCAGGGTAAAAGTCTCGAACATGGTCATGTTCTTTGTTATTAAAGGTTTCTGAATTTCTATCAAAAGCTAAACACTCCATAGGAATATTTTTTCCATTTTCACCTTTAATCCAGTATACATATCTAGGTAATAAGTCACCAACAAGTCTTACATGATGGTCTTCTTTACCTGCATAGTTATAAGTTTCGATTTTTTCTTTTTGGGCTGAACCCTTGGTTTGGTTAAATCCAATTGCCATTTTTATTCTCCTTTTGTGTCTCCTCGAACATGAAGTGAATCCGACCTTCTTTCACTTCGAGCAGTCTGTTTTTCTTTATAATCTCCATTGATATTGGACATACCAATGAATCTAATGTGGTGTCTTTTGTACTCACATAGTCATGATAATTACGAAATGATGCGACACCTGCATATTCCACAACTTCTCTATCACTAAATGTGCGACCAGTTTCAAGTAAATCTTTCGGATTCTTGAGATATGACTTGCCACCGAATCGATATTGATAAAACTTAAATGTTTTATCGTAGTAGTTCTTTGGTTGAATCTTGTAAGTTATAATACGAAGGATAGTTACTATATCAGCAACGTTTCCTTTGCTTACTTTCATTATCTTATTCCAATCAAATAACAACATATTATAACAAATTTTCAAACCCGTGTCAAGAATTATTTTTCTGAGCTACGGCACTACTTCTCTTTTGCATTTTTTCTACATCTTCAGGGGATATTGTAGCATGAACGTCTGCTTGTGCCATTTCTATAAGACTTCCTTGGAAGATATACGAACCAATGTGCATTAGCTCAACCATAGGTAATGCCCATATGTCCATACCTAGTTTTCTACAATTTTCTGAAAACATATAATCTTCTGAAAGATACCTATTTTGCTCATTAATTATACAATCAAAGAAAGCGTGAATTTGTTCACCTGGTGCAAACTCTCCTTCTCTCAAGTGGTCAGGAGTATATAGTAGCTCAGGATGTGCTTCTGCGTACTCTTCAAATACTTTTCTTTCTATAATCATAAATCCAGTCGCACCTTCTTTAATTTTTACAGGTTTAAATATAGGTGCTTGTCCATTAGGATATTCATTAGGTAGTGGATTAAATACCATATCTCCACATACTTTTTCTAACTTCCATGGTTCTTCATCAAATTTTCCTGATTTAGCAGCGTGTAATACTTTTTCCCACGCTATTGTTTTCTTAGGATATAATGCGCATAAAATTCTATATAGTTCTGGGTTTTCTGAAATTAAATGTATCATATACATTAAATCCATAGCTTTCCAATGAATGTCACTATCTATAAAAATTAAGTGTGTAGCATCACTCTTCAAAAAATTAGCAACACAATAGTTTCTTGCTCTAGTAATTAATGATTCATTAAATAAATAATAAATCTGCATAGGAATACCATACTGCATAAATACTGATGTAGTATCCATCAATGATTTAGTATACATTCCGTTACACATACCACCATACATTGGAGTAGCTAGAAAGAATTTCATCTTTCTCATCTTTTCTAAATTAAGTTGTATTTCTGTACTCATAATACGTTTACCTCGTAATCTTGTTTTAAATAGTAGCCCATTCTAGCGTTTGCTTGACGAGCTGCTGTTTTACCTTTTAAGTGTATATCAACCACAATGGGTTGTTTCTTTCCCTTTTTATCACGGATAACCCTACCGATTAGCTGTGTAAGAAGGGGTTCATTATTAACTGGAGTTCCTAAAACTAAACAACTTAAATCATTTAGTGATATGCCTTCTGAAAATATAGACTGTGTACCAAAGAGTATATTTTTATCTCTTTTTATTTGTTCCATAGTCTTCTCTCTATCAGAAAACTCCATGTCTCCTGTGATTGATACCGCTTTGTCGCCACACAAATTTGCGCAGGCTTTTAGAAAAGCGACTCTATCTGATACTACTAATACTTTATGTCCTTGTGCAGCATATTTTGCCGCAATCATACTCACACTATGCACATACTCTTCATTATATGCTAAATGGTTTATGCGTTCTGCCCAAGGAGTATACGCACCATCTAAAAATCTTATATCAGACTTTATAACGTGAACTTTTGGTATTAAATAGTTCTCTTTTGGTGGCTTCATTACATTGTGTCCAAAGTAATCTCTAAATACCACATGACGTCCATCTTTACGTTCTAGTGTTCCTGTTAAACCAATCTTATAACGAGCAGGCATTTCATCTATAATCCGAGTAAAAGTCGGACTACTGACATGATGCATTTCGTCTAAAATTACAGTTCCAAAAAGTTGTTTGATGTCGTCCATCCGTCTGTACAATGTTTGAATATTGCCTACACAAATAGGAGCGTCTAAGTTTAGCTGTCCGCTACCTATTCTGCCTGCCTGTATTCCAAAGCATTTTTGTACTTCTTTTTCCCACTGATTTCTTAAGTTAGTTGTGTGGGTAACAACTAGGGTTTTCTGACCTAACTTTTTAGCTATAGCTAAACCTGTAAAAGTCTTGCCCCAACTTACCCAAGCGTTAATTATAGCGTTGTCATTTACTTCGTCATGTACTATTTTTTGCGAAGGTCGTAAATCAAACTTAAAGTCTGGAAGATCTGCTTCCATGGTTACACGCTTGTCGACTATCTCGTAGTCTGATGGGATTAAATCTTCTCTTCCCATTGGTATAGAAATCAATCCTTCTTTTATAAAGCGAATTGTTTTAAATACCATTGGTGGGTCAGAAGGTATACGAGGAGGAATTGTATAAGTAAGCTCCTTCTCGATACTATTGTGTAAATCTTTATTTACACTCATGTATATTCTGTTACTTAGTACTGCTTTCACGAATCAGTTTCCTTAGTCCTGAACTAGAAAAAGAGTGCTGTCTACTTGTGTAAAAAATCTCATGCAGTCCTTTGCCTGTAAAATGTTTATCTACATAATCCTCTCCCACAAATCGAATATGTATTTTTGTAGCTTCTAATAAGTCTAATAGACTTTGTTCTGTATCGTAGGGAATAATCTCGTCTATGTACTTTACTGCTCGTAGCTGTACATATCGTTCAAATACTGATTGCACAGGCACATTCTTTTCTTGTCTATCTAAACTTGGGTCAGTTTGTAACCCTACTATTAGATAGTCACAATTATCTTTTGCCTCTTTTAGCATAACTATATGTCCTGCATGAAGCAAGTCAAAAGCTCCACAAGTAAACCCTACTGATTTGTCCACTCTTTCCATAATTTAAAATTTATATTTTTATTTTCACTAGAGTTATTATCCCAAGGACTTGACCATCCACATTTAGTTTTTCTACTTTGTATATGTTTTGGTAGATAATCTTTCATAACTTCTCTCAATAAATATTTGTAAGTTCCTGAACGATAATCTTTGTGATTTTTCATTTTTACTCTACCATCTATCTCGTAGATGTATCTAGCAAACTCTTGAGACAAATATACAGGTCTTGATTCCATGCCAAATAATCCGCACGTTTGATCTGCGCCTAATACATTATGTTCACTAGACCCCATTAAATCTATAAAAAGGGAACTATTAAATTTTAGTGTATCTTTTCTAAATATTTCTTGTGGAACAAATTCAGTAAAAGTATTTTTTATAAATTTTTCTTTATATCCTTTAGTATATCTTTTAGCATGGTGTTGATAACCGCCAAAAAACTCGTCTGCACTGTCGCCTGTTAAAATAACTTTGCATCCATCTTCAGAAGCTGCTTTAGCTAATGCATATCTAGGGCCTCTTCTATTATTGTCTGACCATAGTAAATTATTTTTCTGCATCCAAGCAGTTCCATATTTATCTCTTTGTTCTTTTGTTAGAGTTACTACTCTATATGGCACTCCCCATTCTTTACAAGTTTTAATTGCTAAATCTGATTCATTTGAAAATATATCTTGTCTAAATTCATTACCTGGTTCATCAGAATAAGCACAAATATACGCAGTTAAATCTAGTCCCATATCTTTAACAACTCCCAAGGCTACTGTACTATCTAGTCCACCGCTAAGAAATATACCTGTTTTTTGTTTATTTTTTGCTACTTTTCTTATACCTTTTACTAATTCATTTTTAAACTGTTCTTTATTTAATGGGTTGTTTCTTATTGTATATCCTGCCCATAAACTATCTTTCTTTTTTAATGTACCTGTCAGTTCATTATATGTATATATTTGTCCTGGAGGAACTTTTACAACACTTTTAAATGGAGTTTCTTTTCCAAAAAAGCAATCATAATCTATATTCTTGTGTGGTTTTAAATCATCAAAACTTGCTAAACTTGTAGTTATATCTATTCCATGAGTATGTTTTCTTACCCATAAAGGTTTTGCACCAAAATGATCTCGTACAATATCCAGGGTTCTACTTTTATAATCATAGTAGACAAAAGAACCGTGCCAATTAGTAAATTCTATAAATTTTATTCCATATCTTTCATACCCTTCTGCCAAAAACTTTGTATCATTAGGTATGTTAGAATCATACATTTCTCCATTAAATACCATAATATTTCTTTTCTTAGTTATGTAAGGTTGTATTTCCGCTTCACCACTAATATCTAATAAAACATGAGCAAATGTCAGATATGTGTAGTATCTAATAGTTTCTCCACGAGCATCAGGACCTCTGAAAGCTTGTCTATCAATCATGTCATCTACTGCGTTACCGTTAGTTGTTACTACAAATCCACACATTAATATTTTTTCCAGTTTAAAATTGTATGCACATCAATGTCATCCCATTTCATAAATTCAATATCATACATAAGTATTTTATCACTATTAGGGTCTTGAGATTTTAAGTGTATAGAAACTCCTTTAGTATAGTCTTCATTAAGAGTCATCTCTCTTGTTTTTGTTTCACCACTTTTTAACGATTCATATTGTACTAATACAATTCCGTCTCTTAATGCTTTTATTAATTTATTTATATCTTGCGCCATGTGTCTTTTTTCCTCTCTTCACAATATTCCCATATTTTCCATGGTATTCCTTTTTTGTATAAGACTCCAGCCCATCCCAAGCTTTCCTCAGGAGGTCGTGCTTGTATAAAGGGGAATGGAACATCTTTGAGCCAGATAACTGACGCAATATCCTTTTTTTCCACTTTTCGAATCTTATGGTATTTAAGTGTTGCTTTTTCCGTTTTTTCATTGTACCAATATACTCCATTACTATCTACGAAATGTTTACCTCTATGTTTCATCATTGAGACTTCATCTTCAATTAAATATTTTAGAGGATACAGACTTTTCATAGGTGTCTGCAACCTTCTCATGCCAAGTGTCTCTCCTAGCATATTCTTATCATCTATTACTTGGTCTTCTAACCACAGTATCCCATCAATCTCTTCAGGCTCTTCATGAATAACATAAGCTGGAAACTTAATCATTTTATTCTTGGAGTACCCCAAGTTTTTGAAAAATGTTCTGTTAATTTTTCATAAGACCATGAAGTATAACAACAAAACCAACATTCTTCAGGTTGAATTACATCAATTTTATCTAATTTATTTAACTCGCAATACTGTTCCCAAAGATTCCATTCAACTACACTTTCTGCGCCAACAGGAAAATGTCTTGGAGTAATTATTTCCCATCTCCACTCAAATCGTGTAGTTATATATGAAGGCAACTCAAGACAAGCTACATTACTGTAGATTGTTCTTCCGTTTTTTCTGACTTCTTTTGGAGTTTTGCGGACATTTCTAACAAAGTTTTTTGTATGTTCATCTTCGTAATCTACAAATGTATAGCCTTCTTCAGGTTTACGATAAGGATTCCTCTCATAAATTTCAGAGGCTTTTTCTAATAAATAATCCCAATCTGCTTCAAAATTAACTCGCATACAATTTTTCAAATTTACCTAATGAATAATCATCAGCAACATCAAAGTCACAACCAATAGGAGCGCCAGGTATTGACAGTCCTCTATCTTTTTGTATAAACTCCTGTAGTTTTGCTGAGTAGTGTTCTACTTCACCTTCAGGTACTTCTGCTAGAATAGAGTCATGCACAAGTGCGAATATCTTAGCTTTCATTCCTGTCTTTTCTATATATCTTTGCATATCGATACCACCCATAAGGTTAACATCTGATGCAACAGACTGTACTAGAAAGTTGATTCCACTACGAACTTCATGTGATGCTATTCCCTTGTCTTGCGAGAATACATCAGGTAATCTTCTCTTTCTACCAAATCTACTGTAAACAAATCCATTTGCTTGAATAAATTTCTTTTGGTCATCTAACCATCTTCGCAAGTTAGGGAAAGCTTCAAAGTAATCTTTAATTGTTTCATTTGCTTCTTGAACAGTAAACTCTTTACCACTATCTTTAGTTACCTGCCAAGCAATCTTACTTGGGCCAGCACCATACATAATACCGAAAGTAACAGCTTTTGCTTGTTGACGTTTATCTCCGTACACTTCTGCTACTTGGTCTACATCACAAGGTAGTCTAAATACTTGTTTCGCAATCGTACTATGAAAGTTACCTCCATCTGCGAATACTTTCATTAGACCTTTGTCATTTGCAAGTACAGCAGCACAATATACTTCTGCTGTTGTCAAGTCCATTGCAACTATCTTGTGTCCTGCTTTTGCTTTGATACAACCCTTTACAGTCGGATTGTCACGCGGTAACTGTTGCATATTTAATTTACCACTACTACTCAATCTACCACTAGTTGTACCGTGAAGATTGAAACCAGTACGCAGTCTACCATCTCTATCAAGATTAGGTATAATTTTATCAAGATATGTATTTTTAATTTTAACTTTTTGACGAATCTCTAGAATGTGTTTTGGCACATCATGCTCTTCTGCAAGATTACCTAAAACTTCTGCATCGGTTGA